TCATTTCTTCCCCCGGATGCGATCCCATACCGAAATCGGATCTTTCGAAGCGCTGAGCCACCACGAGATCAGATTGCGGCCCGATATGCCGAGGATGGCGGCAACCGCATTGGACGCCACCGGCGGCAGGTTGAGGATCGTCACGATGGCGTCGGTGCCAAACCATGCGACCCCGACGCCCGAGATGATTGCGAGGATTGCCGTCACCAACGTGTGGCGCCGGAACTCCAGGGCCACGCCGATGACCGCGCCGAACACCGCCGCGATGAAGGACGCCGGCGGGTTGATGAATTGCTGGAGCCAGTCCTGCATTAGCGTCCCCCTCGGATGAGGTCTTGCAGCGTCCGGCGCTTAGCAGGTGGAGGCGTGGGCGCGGCCGCCTCGCCCGTCTCGTAGTCGGGCTCGCCGGCAGGCTGCGGCCAGAAACGCAGCGCAATGGCCACCACGCCTGCAGTGATCACCGCATAGGTGCGGACCTTGCCCAGATGCGCCCCCAGGGCCATGAAAAAGGCTGCGTAGGCCACCCACCACCAAGCGCGGATGAAGGCGCCTATCGCACCCCACCACGTCAGCAGCGGGTCGAACCACGCAGCAACCGCGCAGCCGATGTCGAGAGCGCCGCAGGTCATTTCCGCGCCTCCGGGTCGGAGGCACGCACGGCCGGTCGGGGCCGCATCCAGATGTTGATGATGAGCAAGGCGAGGGCGAGCCACTTCTGGTAGCCCACTGGCAGCACGGCCATCAGCTCGGACGAATTGAGCAGGTAGAGCAGATCGGGCAGCGCGAGCAGCACCGCGCCAGCGACGTTCGCCAGCCATGTCCGCCACCGGATGAGGAAATCCCATAGGCGTTGCCAGAGGGTCATTTGCGGAATCCTTTCAGCAGGGAGAGGAGGAAGGCGAGCAGCGACCCCAGCCAGCCGCGAGCGGGGGGCGTGGGCGGCGGATCGGGGGTCGGTTGAGTGGGAGCAGGCTCAGCAGCGCGAGCGGCCTCCAGCGCCCGCAGGAACGTGCCAGCGTGGTCGGTGATGAGAGAGGCTTTGTCCGTGCCGTTGACGACGCGCCGGGCGCCGAGGAAGTTGCGGTCCTCGCCGGCGATGTAGTCGCCCAGCTTCTTGCCGGTGAACCAGCCCTCGAGCATGCCGCGGATCAGGATGCGCGCCGCAATGTCGGGATCGAGGGCAAGGGATGGATTCGCCACGAGATTGAGCCCGAGCTTGTCCCCGGCCTTGCGATAGTTGGCCTCGTGGGTGATCTGCACGTAGCCCCGACCGAAATAGCCCGAAGACCAGTAGTCGGTCTTGACACCCGGCAGCTTGCCGGCTCGCCACGCCCTGGTGAGGATTTCCTTGGCCTTGGCGTCGGTCTTTGCCAGCGTCTCGCGCACCGGCTGCATGGTCTGCGCAGTCTCGTGGAAGGCCGTGGCGAAGATGTAGGCCAGCTTGCCATCATCCCCGTCGCCATAGTCCGCCCAGGTCCTGGCGATCTGGTTGAGGCCATCGACCTGTGGCTGTGAGAGCGAGCCGCCAAATAGCGGTCGCACCGCGGCGAAGAACGCAGCGTTCATGGAAGTCTCCATCGATGGGATGAGGATGCCTACCTGCGGCGGTCAATGCGCCAACTAGGTCAGTATTGCTTATCTATATTTGGCGGACGACTCGACCTAAGCCTTATTCATTGCCTAGCGTCGAAAGGAATATTGCAATGGCTAAGAAGTCCCCGTGGCATTCGATCAAGCAGAATGTCCACCACAACAACACCGAATGTAACACCGGCAACAATATCGAGAGCGAAAACCGCCGCGAAGGTACCGGTGGCAAGCCGCTGTGCGCCGAGTGCGCGCGGCTCAGCTAGGTCGGAACGTCAGTTCCCACCATGGGCCGGTCGGCTCTCCATCGTTGACCGGCCATACTCTGCGCAGCTCCAAGACAGGCAGACCGGATTGCATTGCCACCGCCAATGCCCGGAAGCCCTCGCTCCTGTCTCCATGAAATCGGATCGTCGGGTCCGGGTACGCGTGTCCCTCGCCGCCCTGGCAGGATTCGAAGGTCTCAATCCCCGCAGCCCGCAAAACCGCCACATAAGGTACGATCCCATGGTCGATCTGGGGGTCCTCCGATATGGCGTAGTCGTTCATTGGAGTCTCCTGTCGATGGATGAAAGGCCGCCCGGAGGCGGCGGATGGTCAGCGCGCTCGCGCCGGCATAAGCTCCCTACCCTTGGGAGGGCGGCGGGAATGTTGAGAGGGCGTTACGGGCTCAGATGGATGCTGGTCGCCTGGCTGGCGATCTTCGTGGCGATCGCGCTAGCGATCTGGCTCGGCGTGATGGTCGGCGGCGCCATGCGCGCGGCGAAGACCGTGGTGGAGTTGCCCCCATGACAGATCGCCTGCCTTGGAAGCGCGATGGTGAGCAGAGTTATGTGGCCTATCCGACTGGATCGGCCGAGGGCGGCGAAGTGCGTGTGTGGTTTGGACCGTACTTCGGCCTCACCGTATGGCAGGCGAAAGCACGGATCGGGCCTATCGTGGTCTCCGACACAGCCGTTGACGAGGTGTCCGCCGCTGCAAGTGCCGTGAGGCTATGGGTGTCGGTGCAAGAGCGTCATGCGGCCTTCGTCACGACCGTGGACGAAATGCGCGTCATGCTGGCGAAGATCGAGGCCGCCGCAGCCGGACGCGCCAGGATCGACGTTGCGGCTTTCGATCTCGAAGGCTCGTCCAGCGAACGGCTGCTGGCCCTGATGGCGATGTTGAAGCGGTTCGGGCCGGTCCCGGCTCTGGAGCCGCTTACCTCAGCCGCCTCGGCGGAACTGCACAAGCGCCGGCTGGAGGGACGACCGGCGACGGATATCGGGCCCTATGCTGACGGGCATGTGGTTGATGCAGTGTATGGGCGGTAGTGCCATCGGCGCCACGCTGGTTACCATCTCATGCTTAGGCGAAAACCGCCAGCAACACGAACCCGGCGGTAAGCAGCACGCCGAGCATGATCCCGCGGACGATCATGCGCACGACAGACTTCGACATGGCGCAGAGGCTTATGAGGCGAGGGGACGAACGTCAACTCGCGCCGCGACGAAGTGGCGCCATGCGACCATAGGCCCATTGCCTTGGACCGGTTCACCGGCCGAGACTGAGGTTCTGCCCCTCCCAACTGTGGCAGTTCGGCCGAGGTCGGTGTCGTCCCCCAAGTGCACCACGACCTCGGCCACTCTACCTTGCCACATCTAGCCGCCGGTGATTTGCTGCTTGTCATGCCCAGCCCGTGGGCGAGGCAGCCGGGTCCAGAGCCCCCACGCTCGCGTAGGGACCCGGCTGCACCGGCCCTGCGCTTCGAAGGCGTCAAGTGGCGGTGTCGGCTGAAGTCCTGCGGGGAGTGCGAGGGAGGAACTAGTGAACGAAGGAACTAAGCTACTTACCATCGACGGGTTGAGGCCGTGGCCTCCGACCGTAGAGACCCCGATATGCCCGCCATTTGGGCCACCGGACGCACTGCTCCACCTTGTCGCTCTGCCAACCGGCGCTCTGCGGGTTCAGGTTGGAGACGAAGAACCCGTAGAAACGTCCAAGTTGAGCTTCGAGGGGGAAGGCAAGTTCCGGCTGGCCGTGGCATGGGGCGGAGGCCAACCCGTTACGGTCGTCGCCGGCGGCCATGTAATTGCCGGAGATGACGAGGCGGCCAGACACAGCGTGACTGTCACTCTCAAACGCGACTTGGCCGACTTGCCAGCGGAGGCTGACGAGCTGCGTTGGCAGCGGGGCGAGAAGCCGGACGCGTAGCGTCCTGCATCTCCTGCACTGATAACCGTCTTGGGACGGTAGTGCAGGTCACTTGGGGTTTCATCCTACGAACTCCTTTGTTGGTGTGTTTGCGAGGGTCAGGTCCAAAACACCCGCGCCCGATGATCCACCACTGCCGGGTCGCTGATCTTGACGCCGGAGGGCCCGACATAGCCGGGCGGCTCGCCGACCTCGCTCTCCTGCCAGACGAGCTCGCCGCCGAGTAGCTGGATCAGGCGGGTGCGCGCGAAGATGCTGCCCTCTGCCGGCATGCCGGCGGTCAGCAGCGCGGCAATGGCGCCGGTCGCGAGAACATTGGCGTGGTGGCCCGGCACGACGATGGCGGGCTCGATCTCCTCGCCATCCTCGTCGAGCACGGCCGGGGTCTTGATGACCGGGCCGATCTCCGAGCAGGCGATGCCCTCGATCCACATCAGCGAGCCGCCATCAGCAGGCTCTTCGTCCTCTGCCGGCAGGCGAGCGATGGGCCGACCGTCTGGCAACGTGATGGTCGGGAGTGTGGCGGTGAAGGTCTCGCGGTCAGGCGCCCAGAGCAGGAACTCGATCATGGCTGCATCTCCTTGAGCAGTGCGTCGGCCAGGGCCTCGGTGTCGAGGGTCAGGTCGAGGCGCAGCACCGTCTCGCTCTCGCGGTCCTCGTCGGCGAGGTAGACGCCCTGCACGAGGCCGCCGTCCCGGTGCTGCTGCAGCCACTCGCGAATCTTCGCGCCGAGCTGTTCCTTGGTCATGCTGCGGTCCTCGCGATCATTTCGGATTGGGTGAGGCGGCGGGGGATAAGGATCATACTCTCGATTGGAGCCCCCCAGTCGAAGCCGCCACCCGAGTGGCCGATGTTGAGGTCGAGCAGCCCACTTGGAAGCGCTCCGGCCGTATCCACTCCAGCGCTGACACCATCCACCACGAACTCAAAATCGTCGGCCGCCCAGCCGACCGCTGCCTTTGAACGGTCGGCCGCCGAGTTGCTGCCAGATTGTATCGCCGCGACGGTGGCGCCTGCAGATATAACATCAATTCGTAGGGATTTCATGCCAGCGGCCCCATTCCGAAAGAGAAAGCGGTCGTTGCTGTCCTTGCGGATCGATGCCCAGGTGGAAGTATTTGCCCCCTGATCGGCAGTCGGCTGAAGGGTCGCCAGCAGCGTCCCAGCCGACACCGAGAACGGCAGCTTGGTAAGCGGCACCGTCATCACATCGGCATTGCGCGTGACGGCCGACCCCTCGGTCGGGATGTAGGAGGTGGGATAACCGCCGACCTCGAACTGAGCGCCCCAGAGAAAGACGCCCGAGGTGCCGTCGCCGGCATATGAGAGCGTCATCCCCGTCGAATTGAAAAGCAGGCAGAGCAGCCGGACGGTCCCCGTCGCCGAGGCGGTGACCGTCAGGTGGATGCGCCACCACCCATTGCCCCACTGCTGCGCGCCGCTGGAGACGACGACAGCGCCGCCGGTGGTGAGCCGCGCGCCCGTATCGAGGTCGTACGCCGCGTTTCCACCCGTGCCGGCCCCAGCCCCATCGATCGACAGGATGATATGCCGATTGGCGTCGCGCTTCTTGGCGAATATCGAAAAGGTGTAGGTCGTGCCCGCCGTCACCGAGTCAAAATTGGACTTGAACGGGCCGTGCGCCCCCGCCTCGGTGCTTTCGACGAACAGATCGGCGGTCATCATCGCATCGGGCGCAAGCGCCTGGTCGGAGGTGACCGTGCCACGGGCGACAGACCAGTTGGGGCTGAAGAACGCCTCGCTGTAGAGGCACAGATTGGTGCGCTGCTGCTCCGGCAGATAGCCCAAGGGCTCGTGCGTGATGGGGTCGAACTGCCGGCGCCACACGTTGGTACCGACATAGCTGATCTTGCCGTCGGCCCCGGTGACGCCGGCATTGCCAGCGCGGGCAAAGGTGCCGATGCTGGCATCGAAGGCATCCTGCACCGTGCCGATGAAGCCCTTCTCCGGCGCAGTCCTGTCGAGCACGCACGCCACGTCGCGCTTGAAATCAAAGACCGAGATGCGCGGCTCGTTGCGGATCAGCTCCAGCGTCGGCAGCGAGAAGGGCACCAGCTCGGCCGGCACGTCGTTGTAGCTGTAAACGCCCATCGTCAGCTCCCCGCGTCCATCTGCACGACCAGCCATTTGACATCGCCGCCGCCCGTCGTGAGCACCGCCACCGCCACCTCGTCATCCTGGACGAGCGGCAGCGTGATCGCCTCGCTCAGCACCGTGCCGGCCTCAACCACATAGGGCCCAAGCCGGGCCTGCCCGTTGACCAGGATGGCCATCTGCACGTCGTCGGTGCCGGCGCGGATCGAGGCCTTGAGGCGTTCGAGGGTCGCCGCCGCGTGCACCCATGGGGCCATCACATACTGGCCTACTGCAATGCCGGCGGTCGCGATGACATTGGCCACCAGCGGCTCGCCGGAGGCGCCGGGGAGGCCCTGCGGGCCGCGTACGATCTGCCCATCGTCCCAATCCGCCGTGTCGCTACTCAGCTTGATGTAGAGTGTCCACGTCGTGTTGGTGTCGCCGTCGCCGTCTACCGACAGATACACATAGCCCGCAGGGCGATCGTCATAGGTCACGCGCGCGCTGAACTCTCCGAAGGCGTCGAACCTGACGCCCTGCGCCGTGAGTTCGGTGACCATTTCGGCAACCTGCCGCATGCGCAGTTGGAACTCAGGCCCATCATAGGTGATGGCGATCTCGTAGCCGGCATTGGTGAGGGTGTCGCCCGGCCACGGCTCAGCGAGTGTCAGGGCCCCACTGCCTTCGACCGAGGCGATGCGCACTGAAAGGCCAGCTTTTCGGAACACGTCATCGGGCTTCACCAGCCCAAGCCAATTCGTGCCGCTGCCGACAACCGATGTCGAGTCGCTCGCGACCGAGGCGGTGCCGACGTTGTAGATTTTCGGCAGGCTCATTCGTGTTCCTCCGCGATGGGCTGTGGCTCGCCGTTCTCATCGACGATGTAGGCGGCGCTGTCGTAGTGGCCGAACACCCAGCCGAGGTTCCCGACTTGGTCGCCCTCGCCCAGGTTCGCGGCCTGCCGCTCGACGCTCTGGATGGTGGAGGCCGTGCGATGCGAGGGCAGCAGCCGGCGCGTGCGCACGTCGAACAGCATGAACTCGATGAAGCCGTCGTCGCTCATTTTTGCGGCTGCCCCGCGCCGAGCATGGCAATGTTTATGGCGTGCGTCTGGCCCGAGTAGTTGAACTCACCCTTGAAGCGCAGCCGTACCGTGTAGTCCCCTGCTGGCAGCGCGGGGATGACTGCGCTCAGCGGAATTTTCTTGTTGTTACCGGCCCCACCTGGACCCGCCGTTTTGGTCACAGATGCCAGCGTGGTGCTTGCGCCATCGATTATTATCTCCATAAGCGTTTCGTAGGGCTGGTTGACCGAGCCGCTGTAGGGCTGGAAGTCGAGATATGCGCCGACCGGGATGGGATAGGCGCCCGAAGCAATGCTGATCGAGCAGATTGTCTGGTAGGCGCTCGAGGCCGACACCGTGCCGGCCGTCACGGTGTCACTGAGCAGTTCGGTCACCGCCGCGTTGGCAATCTTGATGCGCTCGACCTGCAGGCTACCGATCTTCGCCGAGGTGACGGCAGCTGTGTCGATCTTGGCTGTGGTAACGGCCGCATCGCCGATCTTGGCGCTGCCAATGGCCGCGTCGGCGATCTTCGCCGCGCCGATCGAAGCATCCTCAATGCGCGCCACATCAAAGGTTGCACCGCCCGCTCCAAAGAGCGCCAGCACATTGCCTTCGTCGTCGAGGATGTAGTGCTCCGAGGCGATGGAGATATGACGCGACGCACCCGTCGCCGCATTGACCTCCCAGAAATCAGACGCCATGACGAGGTCGTCACCAAGCGACGCGCGCAGCTGCATGCCGTACCGCACCCACGCCTCATCCGGCGAGGCGACGGTGGTCATGCGCGTCAGGAACCCGGCCGTGACATCCCCCGAGGCCGCCTCGATCGCACTGATGGCGTCGGCCAGCGACGAGCCATCGGCACCGAGCGCAAGCAGCAATGAGCGGGTGGACGCGGCATAGGTGGCGATATCGCCGATCTTCACCTGCTCCAGCACGTAGCGACGGTCGTCGAAGTTCGCTGCGTCCTGGTCTGCTGCGAGCGACGATGCCAGTTGCACATTCTCGTTGAGATCGCGCAGCGACACATTCATGTAGGCTAGGAGATCGGCCGTTGCGGCGATGATCTGCTGGCTCGTGACTTCCTGCACATCCGGCGTCGTGACGGTGAGCCAGGCCCCGTCGATGCCATCGACATCTTGGTTGCTCCACCGCGTCACCCGGCCGGAGAACGGCAGATAGATGCCGCGCACCTCATAGGCCGACGCGGGAAGGATTGCTGGGTTGGCGATCACCCGCGAGGGCGCGGCCTCATCAACATCGTAATCCAGCGTCACATCAGCGACGACGGCCTTGTCGCCCCAGCCTTCGCGGACCTGGATGCGCACGCTGCGCACGTCCACGAGCCCGGCATCCCAGAACACTTCGATGCCGGCACGGCGGGGTGCGCTAGCGCTGTCCTCCACCGTATACGGCGCGACCGTAAACCCGGTGGTGACCTGCGGCGTCGGCCGCGACACCACCAGCGGCACCACGCTGTAGGCGTGCTCGTCCGTGGCCGCGTTCCAGCCGAAGTCGGCCGGGTCCTGCTCACGCAGCTTCACCACCTGGTTGCCGCCCGGCAGGTCGTCCATGGCAGCAATCAGCATCGCCTTGCTGGCGTAGCCGTTGCGCGACGACGTCCATGCCGCAACGTCCAGTACCTCGTACTCCCACCATTCCGGCGGCAGGGTCATGGTGTGCGTGCGCCAGCGCCGGTCTTCCAGCAGCATGGCCTTCTGGATGCGTTGCACCTGCGTGCCCGAAAACACATAGGGCAGCGCCACATCGGCCGGCAGGCGGCGCCCATCGTCCGCCGCCTCGTAGTCGAGATCGGTCAGGATAGGCGCCTGCTTGGTCGCCCAGGTCTCGCCCGGCTCGACATAGGTGGCCGAGATAGCGTTGTAGGTGCTTTCGAGACCGGGGAACGGATCGAAGCTCTGCCCCTCGGTGATGACGATGTCGTCGTCGATGAAACTGACGACGGGGTCGCCGGGCTCGGCGACGTGGATCTTGTAGATGCCCCCGACTTCCGCGATGCGGCCGTTGCACGCATCGAGCATGGTGGTGATCACCTCGATGGGCTGCTCATCCACCCTGATCTCGGCGCCGAAGCGAAATCGCTTCTCCGTGCCGCCGCCGGCCAGCGCGACGGAGCCGTCGCACTTGTCCATCTGCGGTTCCCACACCAACGCCGGCGTGCGGCTGTCGGGCAGCCCCTGGAGACCCCACACCCATTCGTCGCCAAAGTAGAAGCCCTTGAGCACCTGGCGGATGCCGACGACAGGGTTCTCCTGCTCGTCATCGCCGCGCGGATCGTCGAGGTCGAAGCCGTCGACTTCGGTAAAGGGCTCAGGCGGACTGGTGAACAGGTCGCGGTTGAACTTCGCCGTCACCGTGAAATAGGCGATGCCGCGCCCGATCATGTCGGACGTCCACGGATGGTCAGGGTCGCTAGCGAACGCGCTCAGAAGGAAACTGTTGGCGCTTGTCTGCGTGCCGTCGTGGAAGTCGATCCACAAATAGTCCTTGCCCTTGCGGCGGTACTCCAGAACCGCATAGCCCTTGTCGGTGTGCGTGGCGTCCAGCGTCACCCACTGACCGTAGATGGCGAAGCGCCGGAAGCCGCGCACCGGCAGGTCCGACACGCTGCGTACCAGCGTGTAGTACGCATTCGGCACGTCGCCGCTCTGCCCCCATGTGCCGGCATATTCGAGATGGCCCGCCGTGCCATAGCGCCCCACAATGAAGCTCAGCGGCTCGTCGCCGCCGATGGTCACCTGCGAGCGGATGCCGGACGCCTTGGCCTTCGACTTGTTCGAAGCGGACAGCATCGAGCTGACCACCGACAGCACGACGCCGAAGATTATCTGGACTAGCCACATTGGCATGCTGGGCTACCCCTGCTGTTCGCCCCAGAAGATGGGCCAGTCGCCCGCCACACCGGTGTAGCGGCGGAAGCGGTCCCCGCTCCTGAGCTTCTGTTGCTCGTCCGACTTACGGGCCGGGTTAGTGCGGGTCAGCTCGCGCGTGTGGCTCACTACCCGCAGCGTCACCGTGCTTTCGCCGCCAGCCGCGGCAGTAGAGATCGGCGTTTCGTTGATGCGGCCGAGGAATCGGATGCGCGGATTGGCCACCAGCAGGTGCGACGAGGTGTCGAGCAGGCCGCGATAGATCTCGACCTTGGCGCCGCGTGCGTCATCGCCTCGCACCAGCGCCTGCACTTCGGGGTGCAATGCGCTCATGGTGATCTCGATGGTGCGAACTTCGAGGCCGATCCGCATCGGGATGGCGTCCATTCCGAGCACGGCGCCGTCACCCACGAAGGTGTGGTTGATCACGTCGCCATCCTCGTCGAGCACATTGACGGCAACAGTCTCTGCGTCATCCCAGAAGCACCGCACAGAAGGTGCGCCGGTCGAGCGGTTCTTTGCCGTAGCGACAATGAGGTTGCGCGGCAGGATTGCATCGCGGGTGCGGATGGCGCCCTGCGTCGCTACATCGAGGGGTCGGACCATTGGCTATCGACTCCCGGCAGGCTTGGCGCGATGCTTTCGGCGCCAGAGAAACGGCAAATAGACGATGAAGCCGAACAGGTTTGGGGGGAGAAGCAGAATGTCGTCAGGATGGAAGTCCGAGGAAGACAACCCGGAGGAGCGAGCGGCCAAGATCACCACTGATCTCATTGTGAACATGACATCCGCTCTCTTTGACAAGGCAGCCGCCTACACCAGCCTCATCGTCGTGGCAGGGTATGCTGGCATGTTTTCGATTTGGGCGTTTGTCAGCGAGTTCTTGAGCCGAGCGGCAACCATCGCCGTGGCTCTGCTGCTGGCTCTCTCGCTGGTGGTTTTCGTATGCTACGAAATCTACAAAATGATACTCGGCGCCACCCAAATGATGGGTCTCAGCAAGCTGGTGAACCCGCCCCGTTCCAACGTCGAGTTGCTCGCCGACTTTCAGACTTACGAAATGGAGCGAAAGCGCAAGTCATCGACACCACGACAGATTGCGATCTGGGTCGTCTCTCTTTCGATCTGTGTGCTTTCTGCGCTGGCCGCTGTTGCATTGCTGTTCTACAACCTACTGGCCTCGGTCATTGGCTGGCCTGCTTGGCCAAGTTAGTCATCCAGCCCGCAAGGTTTGGCGCACCCGGAATCGGGCAGCGATGTGCATGCCGCTGCCGCTCCAATCTAGACTTTCGGTTTCGATCTTCACCTTGGCCACCGGGGGCGCCAGCGAGACGGCATCGTTAGCCACGGTGCCGGGGCGAATGTGGCCCCTCACCTCAAACTCGCCCGTCTCTCCGCTGCCATCCGCGGTCACCGTGGCGCACGCCACATATAGGCCGCGACGGCTGCTTGCATAGGTCGTGCCAAGGAAGTCCCCTTCGGTGATGACGTAACCAGCAGGCAAGCCCTTGAGGCTCAACGTCTTATTGCTGGCTCCAATGCTTTTGATCTTCACCGCACTGGCGCCAAGAACGGTGCCTTCGGGGTCGGCTTGCGGCGCCCGTGCTTCGGGTGAGGCAAAGAGGAACGTATTGGTCGCCCCGTCAAGAAGCATGATCCGAGCTCGCAGGCGACGAAAGTCCTCCATGTACATCGGAGCAAGCTCAACATCCGAAGCCCACACCATCGGCGCAAGCTCGGCGGTCAAGAACTCGGATGTTCCAAGACCGGAGGTCTCCTCGAAGCGTAGCGGCTTCCAAAGACCAGAGGTGATCGTGAGAAGATCGTTGAGGCTTGGAAGTGGCAGAGGGAATGTCGCCGTCATCTGTTGCTGCCGTCTAAGCTATCGACCTCAGATTCCCTCGCGCGAACGGATCGTCGAGGGTAGCTCTGATGTCGTCCTGCAACATGAAGCGGCGATACTCGTTGAGCGCCCGTTGAGCACCGCGATAGGCGCGGGTCTCAAGGTCATCGCCACCATTAGCGCCTTGGACGACGACGGTGAGTTGCACGTTGCCATTGGCCGCCGACGGAGCGTTCTGGTTGGCGAACGAGGGGACGCGGGGAAGGATGAACCCATCCGTCTTCGGGACGAACAGCTCCGGCCGTTGCTCGCCCACGATGTAGGCCTTACCCGCCTGCACATCGCCACCACCGGCCCGAAAGCCGCCCCACGGATCGAAAAAGGTATTGGGGCCGTAGGTGAAGCCGGCTGCACTTCCGGTGAGGGCGCCACCCAACCCCCCCATCACCGCGCCGAAGATCATGTCGAAGATCCCGTTGGCCGCCATGCTCAAGGCTCTGTCCGCGATGGAGTCCAGTGCCTTAGCCGCGGCGCTCGCGAAGCTGCCCCACAGGCTCGTTCCATTCATCAACTCGGACTTGAGATCGGAGAAGAACGAGCCGAACACCTGTTTGCCGAAGTCGTAGGCTTCGGTGAGCTTACGGGTGCGCTCTTCGGCTTCGGCCATAGCCTGGGCGACGGCCGATAGCTCATTCCGCATCGCAGGCGAGAGCTTGATGTTCTGGTTCGCCGCCTTGTTCAGCAGCTCTTGTTCATAGCGCAGCGCCGCGGCAGCCTGCTCGGTCATGCCGAGGGCGCGGGCTTCAAGTTCCTGGGAGGCGATGAACTGGCGAGCATCGGTGAGCAGCTTCTTGTAGTCCTTGGCGGCCTTGATCTGATCCTTCGTCGGGTCAGTTGGTATTGTAGGCTTGTCGCTGCTGCCAGGGGGCACCGTGGAAATGATAGTGTCGAGTTCCGTAAGCTGCTTGCGGAGGTCGGCGATGCGCTGAGATGCGGCATCGACGGCGGCTCTCTGGGGCGCATCCGGCTCATTGCCGTTGACGATGAAATCCCACGCCTGCCCGGAGAGAACCGTGTCGAAGAGGCTGCCGGTTGCCCACCGCGTCATTGCTGCTTTCCGCTGCGCCTCGGCCTCGGCAAGCGCCGCATCAGCGGCGGCAAGCTGAACCTCAATGTTCTTGCGAAGCTCAGCACGGAACTCAGCAGAAGCAGTCTTGGCCGCCTCGATCTGCGTCGCGTTAGTAGTGAGCGCAGCCGAATGCTCTTCTGCCGCCTGGGCAGCCAGACGCTGCTCGTTCCAAACAGAAATTATCGCACCTGCCAGTACGCCAAGCGCAATGGCGGCAAGACCGATGGGGCTACCCAGAAGCGCGGCCGAAAATGCGACAATCCCCGGCACCAGAGAAACTGCAATGACTGTTGCGAGCCCCCCGATGATAGGTATCAGTGCCTCGGCATTCTCTGCGACAAACACAAGGCCGTCGGCGATGGCTGCTGACGCGCCTGTCGCTTCGTCCAGCCTGCCCACGGTTTCTAGCAGAGCATTATCGATCTTCTGAAGTGCGTCAGCGATCGTCGGCGGCATGCGATCCGCCTCCTCACGTAGCTTTTCAAGCTGCGAGACTAGTGCTTCGATCACTTTTGTGGTTGTCAGCTTACCTTCGGCGCCCAGCTTCCGCAGTTGAAGCGTCGAGATTCCAAGCCCGTCAGCTAGTGCTTCCGATACGCGACCGCCCGTAGCTAGAACCGTATTGAGATTCTCACCGCTAAGCTTTCCGAGACCGATGGCCTTCGACAACGCATTCATCACACTCGCCGCGCGGTCACCTTTTGCGCCGGAGATCACAAGGGCGTTGTTCAGCGCTTCTGTAAAACTGAGCTGCTGCGACGTGCTGTACCCAAGCTCTCTGAGTGCGTTGGCATTCAGCAGATAGCTCTCAGCTGTGTTTTCGAGACTTGACCAAGTGCGGTCAGCCATATCGACCAGGCGCGACATGACATCGGCGACGGCCTCATGGGGGGCGATTGCGTTGCGCACCCGGCTCGTGAGGTCCGTCCACTGCGAGGTCATATTGACCAACTGCCGGCCGCCTAGATAGACGCCCAGGATGCCCATCGCGCGGGTCAACAGCGCGGTTGTTGCCTCAAGTCCTTTTACGGTGCGATCAGTCCGGGCCGCCTGTTCGTCAAATTCTCGTAGCGACCTCTTTCCTCGATCAACTTGACCGGAGTCAACCGACAGCACCAACCGAGCGATCTCTTCCATCGCGAAACCTCATGAGATAGCCTCGTCACGTACTAGACGGGGGGCAAAAGCGTTGCGGGCTATTGGAATTTTGGTGGCTACCTTGGCCGCCTTCGGCCTGGTCGGTTGCAGCGCGGCGTATCAGCCAACTCCAGAGCAAGTCGCCGCAAAGCTGGCAGATGTTGATTTCGGCCCTTACGATAAGGACGAATGGCCTTCAGTATTTGCCATGTTTCCGAGCAACCCAGAACGGGTCACCGTTGACCTAGTTGAGTTGCGAAAGAAAGGTGCCAAAGCGGCGGCGGAGCGCGAGGCTTGCGACCGGGTGGCATGGTCAGAATATTCACCAGAAGGATCAACGTCCGGCAACCTGCGCGTCTACGTGGACTGCGTATCAGGCTTCCGGCTCTACCTCGATGAGCGGGGGGCGATCAGCACCGAGCAAAACAGACGGCTCGACTAGCTTTCGTTTCCAAACTTACCTGCGGTAGAGCGCAATTTCACGCTCTATACACTGGCTTGAACTCGGCCCCATGCCCCTCAAGCGTACCGCCCTCTCGGCGCGAGAAGCGGATGCTGGATCGGATTTTTGCATAGGTCGCGATTGCCCGGCCACAGCCACCGCAGAATATCTCGCTGGTGTCCGTCAGCGGCTCAACGCGGTACACGAACTCATTGCTCTCGCACACACCACACTTCAGGCGAACCGGATTGGTGCGCGCCTCGGCTGCACTACGGCGCCTTTCTGCTCTGTTCATCGTGGCAGCCTCCGACTCGACACCGCTCTCTCCCGGTGCTTCATTTAGCTTGGGGGAGGCATTCATGATGAGATACTTATTTGTTCTTGCTGCTTCAATATTTCTGACTGGCTGCACGGCAACGCCAAAGCCTTACTATTCCGCCAGCGTCAGTGCGCCAGCCTCGCAGGACGTCTACGACTGGTACACCGCATGTCGGCTGCGGCAGATCGAGCCAGAGACCCCGGCATTCGACGCTTGCATGGACCAGATGGCACGGGCTGAGGGCTGGAGTAGATTCGGCTCCGGTGCCACAAGAGCCATCACGTCCACAACATCAGTTCCAACCGCTCTGTACTCCGGTCGGTCTGTCAGCACCCCCAGCCGTGCTACCTCCAGACGCTACATCACCGGGCCGCGCGGAGGCTGCTATTACATCAACTCGAACGGCAACAAGACCTACGTCGATCACAGCTACTGCTATTGAGGGTACAATGAAATTCGGCGTCCGTAGACCCAGCCTCAAGAAGAGCTTCGCTGCTCGCACGTCTCTCAAACGCATAGTGCGGCACAACCTCGGCATTAAGGCACCGAAGGGCTATGGCTGGCTGACCAATCCCAAGCGTGCCGCCTACAACCGGGTCTATTCGCGTAGCTCGGTGAGCCTCTGGTCGCTGCTGTCGAAGCTGTTCAAGTAGCCCCTCTACAGCACTACAGAGAGGTTTGAGTAGCTGACTTCCAGGGAAGACGGTACCTTCACGCCTGCTTCAAGAGCTTGAAGACGATCTGGAACACGCGAACGAAGGTCCACAGGGTAGCGAATGCCGCCGCCACCCACGCTGCTTCAAACCATACGGGAGTTGCCTTCTCTGTCGAGACGAAGAATCCGATCAGGGACAGGCTAAGAAACACCATACCCCACAATGCCGCCTCAAACAGATATCGAAAGAGGTCGTGGTGGTATCCCGCCTTACGCAAAGCCCTAAACACGGGCGAGCCCGTTATCGTAAGAACGATTGCCATCACAGTCGCCACAAACCCGACGAGAACCGCAGCAGTTGGGCCTGTCGCCAACATCAAGTCTGTCGCATTCGCAGGGAATGCGGCATTGAGCGGCCAATACCAAAGCGCCGTTCCAATTGCCGTTAGGGCGTAGGGCCACCAGCGCTCCAGGGCGAGGGCTGTCACCTGCCTACCTCTAGGTCGCCATTTGCCAGCCAGTCGCGAAGCGCGGTTGCCAAAGCGGTCCAACGATCAGTCCGCGGCAAGCGCTGTCCTGGCCCGACAGCAACCAGCGAATCTCGCGACAGCCGCTCTTGGACTAGGTCTACTTCTTCCGATGACGAGTCCTCATCACGACGGCCGGACACCTGTGCCTTCTTTACCCACGGGGCAATAGCTTGAAGGCCCTCAACGATGGCCATCGCGGGATTTCGCCCAAGCCTGCTATCTCGTTGTGGAGCCGCCTTCATGGTCACCTCAAGAGTTTCGATCCCATCAGGAAGTGGGGCATTCAGAACCTGATTTAAGCTCCGCCCAAGATCGCGATCCTCCGCAAGGGCGCCCGGCAGGCTCACGGAAAATTCCAGCTTCCTCACGATTCCCATCTGCCTAAGCCTACGGTAGGCGTCTGGTCGAAGTACGGCGCCAAACGTGAACCCACATCTGTCCCAATCCGATTGACCCGGTTGCGCCGGGCCCAGTTCGCCGAAGCTCAAGTCCGCGGCCGCAAGGTAGCTCTGGATTCTCCCAATGCGCGGGCCGACATGATTGTATTGGAGAGCGAGATATCCCGATGCCGGGTCGTAGACCAAGCCCGCGTCTTCTCCGAACGCCTCATCCTTTGCCATTTCGATGTCAGCAAGAGGCGCGTCTAGCCCCATCCTACCCGGCCCGTGCCCAGTACGGGGGACCGCCAAATCTGCGTGCATGAAGTGCTGGATAAGGCGCGCGTCCTCTAGGCGCATGCCGCTCGCCGCCCCGTCAAAGACTCTATCCTTAAGCGGCAATCCCGCCAGTCTGCTCAGTACGTCTTCAAGTCCACGCGGTCCTTTCTGGACGACGCGGTAAGCAAAAATGCGCATTTTTCCCCCACCCAATTGGAGGAAACTATACACAATGCGCTCATTGAGTCATCTGGCGATCAAATACTGACCGGCTGAAGGGGCGATCCCGAAGGATCGCCCGATGATGCGCTCAGACGTGCTGACTGGCGTGGCTGGGCGCGACGCCGACGAGGCGTAACACCTTCTGGCCGGCGCGCTGGCTGATGTAGCTTTCGACCATCGCCCGGCCCCCGTTCCTGAGCCATAGATCGGCTTTGTCGGGGTCGAACATCTTGTAGGTCCGCCCACCCATTTCGGCGCGGGCGCCGCCTTCAAGCTGGCATCCCATTTCGCACAGCCGATTGCTGAACCAGCTCGTGACCTTCATGCGCGGGAAGCCCGCAGCCTTCCAGATTTGGCCGGCGGTACGACCGTGGCGGAACGCCATGCTCGAAGCCGCGATCTCGGAGCGGACGAGCGCCGGAACGAGTTCGACGATCTCCTTATGAAGGACCGCCTTGACGATCCCGCCGATGACGGCACGGACTTCCGCCCCGAGATCGGTGACGACACCCTCGTAGTCATCGCGGATGGCCACGCCCTTGTTCCAGTAGTTGAATAGGGCTTGGGCGGATTCCTCTTGATAGAGTTCGACCTTGGCCCGCTTGGCGGCGTCCTTGATCTTGGCCGGATTGATGGTCGCCAGCCATAGGTTCAGCTTCGCGATAGGCATAGCCAGCATGCGACGCTGCCGACCGTCCGCACCAACCGTCATGATATGCTGACAGTTGAATTTGTGCGGTTGGGCGTTGAGTTTGTCGATCTGGCCCTGCCAGGCGAGCCCCATGCCCTCGACGATGGGTCGCATCGCCACATGCGGCACGTCACCCACCTTGAAGGTGCCGAGCCGATCACCGTGGAATTGGAAAGTTTGAACTTCGGTATGAGCCATCTTATGACCCTCCGTGTTGATCGGCGCCGCAAGACGCCGGTGCAATGGGAGAGGGGCGGCCTGCCCGCCTTGCACGGAACGGCGGCCACCCCTCTCGACCCGTGCTTGCGGACACGGGCGTTCCGCCGCAAGGCGGAATTGCTTGTCAGTCCTCATTGGGCATCCGGCCCACCACAGACCTGGATGCGTTCAGGTGGTCGCTAAGGGCGACCGCCGGAGCCCAATGAAGCTCTGGCGCGTCGCATCATCCCCGTGGTGGCAGGGAATTTCGTGAAGTCAGATGGTCAGGCCGGCGGCGGCGCCGATCTCGACCCGGAGCGCGCGTCCATCCTCGCCGTCCCGGATGTAGGCGGGGCAGAGGTCGAGAACGTCGGTGTAGACGATGCGTCGTTCATCGCCATCATCGAGAGCGCCCCAGCCATAGCTCGAAACTACGATCAGCTTGGCCGCTAGGCCCTGCGCGGTATGGGGCGCCGTCTTGCGGATGACCTCCTCAATCTCGAATACGTGGGCGAGATTGGGATCGTCTTCGATCTCGCCGTAGCAGACGGGATCGTTGTTCGCGCGGTCGCGCCACTCGTGCCACTGCTCGATCAGGTCCAGCAGCGCGGCGTCTGGATCACCATCGAGGGCAACCACGGCCTTGGCGGTCGGCATTGCCACGGCGGCGGAGGATGCGAGCGCGCCTATGACTGCGGCGCGGCGAGTGATCGTGTCCATCACGCTGCCCTCGCCAGTTCGATGCTCAGTTCACGGTGCCGCGCCCAATTGACCGGGGCATCGGACATTTCCATCGCGACCAACTCGGCGCGGATCGCCTGAACCTTGGGAGGCAGCGCGGCCTCGGCGGCGAGGCGAGCCTGATCAAGAACGCGGGCCTTTGCCGCGGCCCAGGCACGGCTCAGATGCTGCGCGAACAGCTTACGGGCGAAGGGAAAGACCTTGCCCGAGGTCCGGGCGACGAAGTTGTCCTGCTCCCGGTAGCTTGCCCAGGCGGCGCGAAGGATTTCAGAGCGGTTGAGAGTTGTGGTAGTGGCGTGGGTAGCCATGATCGAAGCCCTACTTCGGTTGCGGTTAGAGCTGATCGGGCGTTGCAACCGCTCGATCAGCTTGACTTAATCCTAGGATAAAGTTAGGAGCGATGTCAACACTTAATCCTAGGAAAAAGATGGGCCGCCCAGCCGTAGATTCTGAGCAGGTGAATTTCCGGCTTCAGCGTGACGCCCTCGATGCTCTCGATGCGTACCGAGAGGCTGAACCTGACAAGCCGTCGCGCACTGAGGCTGTCCGGCGCATCCTCACCGACTACCTCAAGGCTAAGGGGTATCTGCCTCACTAAAGGCGAACTCCGGCTGAGCGCGAAAGCGCAAATCCTACGCCATTGGCGCATTTTCTCTTGCACGATCTACGCCGTTGGCGTATATATGCGGCATGAAAATCGCTCGTACCGCTCGATATCTGCGTGATCTCAAACGGCTACGGGCGTCGGCCTCGGATATTGCCAAGCTGGAACAGTCGATTGCGACTGACCCAACCTCTGGCGACGTAATCCCTGGCCTAGGTGGGCTGCGCAAAATCCGCTTCGGCTTTGGGGGACGCGGGAAGCGTGGTGGCGGACGAGCTGTCTACTTTCTGGTGGTGGCGGACGATATGGCCGTGATGGTTTTCGCCTACGCCAAGAACGAGCAGGAAGATTTGACGACAGAGCAGCGCAAGGCCGCGCTGGCGCTGATCAAGGAGATGACCAATGACTGAGAAGCGATCCGAATTTGCCGAGGGCCTGATGGAAGGCCTTCAGGAAGCTCTCGCCTGGAAACGTGGCGAAATCGCCCTTGAGGTCGTCAACATCGACCCCATGCCGGTTGAGCGCATCCGCGCCATCCGCAGGAAGGTTGCCCGCTCAGCTCGGCAGTTTGAGACGAAGTTCGGCATCCCTGCATCGACGATCAACAATTGGGAGCAGGGCCGGCGCCGGCCCGATCCTGCCGGACGACTTCTGCTCAAGATGATCGAACAAGACCCCGAAGCTGTGGAGCGCGTCGCTCGCGCTGAGTAAGGATGGCCAGGAGCGCATTCGACAAAATCAAGGCCGGTCTAGAAGACGCTATCGCCTTTGCCCAAGGGGACAGCGAGCGTGGCAAAGTTGCTTGGGCCAAGGAAGGCGAGCCGCAGATGACCAGCAAGTGGCCTAGTTTTGTGACAAAGGATCTTCCTGACACCGATGCAGGCGATGCCGAGATGATGCGCCGGTGGGAGGCTTACGACCGCGACATGCAGGCGCTCATCGCTGCCGGTGGCGTCCACCAGGACGATGACGGATGGTGGGTAGATGATGCAACCGGCGAGCTGATCGGCCCTGACCCTGAGATCGAGCGCCCGCTCACGGCCGATGAGCTGGCGCAGGGCCGGCCCTTCAAGGAGGCTTTGCCGGAACTCTACGAGAGCATCCAGAGGTCACGCCACCGGCTGGCGCTCGATGGCCCGAAGAAGGCGAAACCGTAAATGTCCCGTTCCCGCCGCCATACCCCGATCATCGGCATGACCACCGCCAAGACGGACAAGCCGTTCAAGGCGGCAGAACATCGGCGCGAGCGTCGATCAGTACGTGTCGCTATTACTCATGATGACGAGGTGCCGGGCGCCAAGCAGTTCGGAAACCCGGCGGCGTCAGAGAAAGACGGGAAGCAGGCCTTTGACCCGCTCAGCTTTCCCAAGCTGATGAGGAAGTAGCCCGCCGCAGCACCCCGCTGGACGCTACCGCTTCGCCACCTGCCCCAACCCGTCCTTGATGGCAGCAGCCTTCTCGGCCGGCGACGGCTCGGCCGCATATGCCTTGAGGAACTCGTCATCGATCATCTCGATGAACTCGATCTCGTATGGCGCGAGCACGACACCGGACCGTCGCAGGAACGCATCAATGTCCGTCCACTCGATGGGAACTGGCCCCGAGTAGCCGGCACCCTTGCGCTGCCTGATCCGCGACCACGCCTGCCAGACGTAGCCGATCTCAGCGGGAAACGGCGGCATGGCCAGCTCGGCTTCCAATTCGGACACAACGTCCGCCCTGCCCTTTCGGATGGCACGATCGAGACGGGATTCCAGTCTGTCGCGACGGCTGCGGCCCTCTTGATCCTGCCCGAGGAAGAATGCGCGCTCGGCGTGCCGTCTTAGTTTGTCGCCGAGCCCTGCGAGAAAGACGCGCTATCCGCCAGGAACTCGAGCGCCTGTATCGCGAGCGCCCCCTTCTTGGGGTCGATCAGCAGGGCGACAGCGTTCTCGCGAGTGAACGGATAGTCCGCGCCGGCCATCTTCACCGGCGACCAGCCCAGCAGTCGATCGGCGATATACTCGGCATTCTGCCGTGCCAGAGCTTCGGGGGACTCTTCCTCTGCCTTCCACTTCCGCCCATTGACCTGGGCCGCCTCCTGTGCGGCCTGCTTGCGCAGGCGCTCCCGGCTGACCTTGTTGGACAGGGCGATGGATTGCGGGTGCCCCGGCCCCGCGAACGTCCATACCCACGTCGTGCTCCGACCGTTGGCTTGCACGACCATGTCCGCGGTATCGACCGCATCGAGTGCGTCGATATCGAAATCGGCCGCAGCCGCTTCCTTCGTCATCATTATTTACCTCTGTCGGATGCCGGGTGTCGGGGTTGGGCGCCGCTGCCCCGACGACAGCGACGCCCGTTCTGCGCAGAATTGGCTACGCGGTGGTCACGGCAAGCGAAGTGGAGGACGCACCTGCGCCGGCGCTGTTGGTCGGGGTGACCGTGACGCGAATGTCGTTGCCACCGTCGTACTCGAGCTCCTGCACATTGCTGTTCGGGATCGCCGCCCAGCCCGTGTCATCCTCTTCCCAAAGAATGGTGTAGGACGTAGGCGAGTTGGTCCACGTACCGAGATTGGCGCGGTAGGTATCGTCGCCGAGGAACACGATGGACGGCGGCACGACATTGGCTGGAACGGAGACAGCGCCACTGGCTACCTCATAGACCGCTGTGTTGATGCCGACCTGGAAATTGCGCCGCACGACGTTCGAGACATTGCCGAGGTTGGTCGGCTTCGTCATCACAAGGCCGCCGTAGTAGAGGACCGAATTGCTGTAGGTCGGGCCGCGCGCATCGGCCAATTCGATCTTGAGCGGATAGTTGAAATCGACCGCCTCGGCTGCGATCAGGGCTTCCTGACCGTCATCCAGCGGATCGCGACCGACCACGACCGTCTGTGTCCCGGCATCGCGCGGGCCCTTGAGCTTGCGAACACGCCGGTTGCCGACCGCCGTGAAGGTGATCGCCTCGGAGCTATCGCCGATCTCGCCGAAGTCCTCGACCTCTTCGACCTCGACCCAGTCGTCGATCGCTTCGAAGAATTCGATGGCAGCGCCATCGGCCATCGCATTGACGACATCGGGATTGAGGGCCGTTGCCGAGATGAACAGCTTCGACCCTGCGTTCTTGTGGATCGCCATATGGGGTTCTCCTTGATGGCATGGAAAAACCCCGCGCTATGGCGGGGTGCTGGCCCGATCTGGTCGGGAATAGGGGCTAGACGAATGCCTCGTAGTAGACGCTGATCGGCGTCAGCCAACGGGCGCGCTCGGTATCGCGAAGCCCCCGGCTGACGTGCGGCCGACGTGTGATCCTGAGCGTGACATCGCCATGAGTAAGACGCAGGTCAGTGGCGAAGTAGTCGGCGACCGTGCCCGCGATTTCTCGGGCAACTGTCTCATGGTGAGGCGCGCCGGGGACAGTCAGAACGGCGACCTGCATAAACCCCTGCATCAGTTGCGACGCGTCTGACCCGACCATCTGGCGGTCGGGGCGGTTCGGAAAGTGCGTGACCTCAAGGCAGTTGCCTGCCGGTAGCGCCTCTTCTTCGCCGGGCCAGAGAACGGGCAACGCCGGTGACAGCACAAGGCTTTCCACCCGAGCGCGCAACGCCAACCAGATGCTGGTCTCGATACTCGGCATGGTCTAAAACCTCGCAATGTCCGATGAGAAACCCATCACTAACGAAGCCGCGGAACGCCGCCTCGGCGTCGCGCTCGATGCCTTGGGCGACGCCCCGGGTGACACTCCATTGGCCGACAACGCCCTCAGGGGCGCCCGACAGGTGCTGTTGGCATTCAAACTCGCCCTGCTGAGCCAAGAGACTACTGGCGAGCCGCCCGCGCCGCGGAAATAGCGGCATCCACCCGCCGTTTCACGATCCGGGCTCGACGATCAACAATGCTCTGCCAGTTCTGCGCCGCCAGCCGAACGAAGCCATAGCGAGCTTCCATTCTTGGCGCGTAGGCCGCCGCATAGGTCGCGTAGATCGTCTGCCCCAGTTGCGCTCCGGCAATCACCAAGGCCACCGGCGACGGATCGTATTTCACTGACTTGGCATCCGGCGGCCGAAACGTCATCGCGGGCGCGGGCGAGTTCAACGAAGCCTGCAAGCTAGCCCTGAGAAACCCCGTATCGACGGGCATGTGACCGGTGCCGTGGCTATCAGGGTTCGCAACGCTCGGCCCGACTTCCTGCATTTCGGAGATCACGTCCTGGGCAGCTTCCTTGAACACTGTTTCGATACGGCGCTCTGATTTTGCCACCCATTTGTTGACCGAGGCCGAAAAGGATTCCTGCGCCATCACAGCCTCGCAAGCGCTAGCTCTTCCTCGATCAGCCCGGCCGTGAAGTCGATGCGGGTCTCCATCCAGCATCGGCAGTTGGCCGTCTCCGCGGCGCCACCAGCGGGATCGCCCGGATAGGCGAGCCCATTGCTGAAAAGCTCGCTCAAGCCCACTGACTGCCGGTCCTGCGCTGCGTGGCTGTCCCGGACCCGAGGATCGCGCGCCGTATGCCACGTCTTCGTCACTGCATCCGCCCGCACCGCTCCGCTATCGACGGCCTGGCGCATTGCCTCAACGCCCGACTGGTTCAGCGCCGCCATGGTTTCGGTGCGAGCGATAGTTTCGCCGCGGAGGTCGAGCAGGCGGGCGCGATAGCGGCCGATGATCTTCGAGGCAGTCTCCGCATCAACGGGGCGCCCAGCGTCCATTGCCTTGCGCACCGCAGCGTCAAATCTCTTGTCCCGGCGCTTGCGCGACAGGTAGCGCGCCATGATGCTGGGATCGTCGGAGCGGAGTTCCTCCAGCGCCTTCTGAACGGCCTGCGTCTGCGGGCCGCTAAGACCGATGATCCCGCCCTCTCGGCGGCCCGTCACCCGGTTAACCCGCCCGATGATGTCGAGCGCGGTCGAGCGGGGGTTGCGGCCGTCAATCATGCCCTGTTCGAGGATGGTCCGAATGGCCGTCCGCTGATCCTCGGTGATGCGGGTGATCAGGTTCGACGAGTGGTTACGCAGCCAGATCTCGGCTCGGATATTGCGAGCATCCCATCGCACAACGAACTCGCCGCCGCGGGGATCGCGCAGGCGAGGCAGGTTGTCGATCGTCGACTTGCCGCCGGCATCGAAAGCCGAGGCTATGGCACCATCAAGGGCGCGAAACGCCGCCGGGTCTAGATGCACTGCATCGATGGCGCCGGGGACGTCCCCCTGCTCGAGCCGCTCCACGATCCGCTTCAGTTCCGCGCGGGCCGTGATGTCGGCGATCGCCTCAAGGAAGGCGAGCTTCAGCTTCGGCTCGAACTCCTTCGTCAGTTGCTCGATGCGGACGCGGTTAGAGGGCTTGCGCGCCATGGTCAGCCCCTCACGATCCACTTGTGCGCTACCGCCACGCCAGCGGCTGGGATGCGCATTTTCTTGATGATCTGGACGGCGGTGCCGTCGATCGACAGGGTATCGCCCGGTAACGGCTCGATCGCGAATACGGCGGCGGTGACCATCCTGTCGGTTTTTAGGATGGTTGTGCCGTCTACCCAGGCATCGCCGATAGCAGCAACGGTCGCATCCAGCGTGTAGGTCGCAGTCGTGGGCGTTCCCGGTATCCACGGGGTGGACGGATTGGGCGTCCCAGGCGTGGTGCGTGTCAGGGTGACGGTGCCCTGCTTGAACTCGGCCAGCACCGACGAGGCGACGGCCGCCATGTCGTCATAGAAGCCCATCAGGCGCGCACCGCACGACCGCTATAGCCGCTCTGGCGAGCCCCGAGCAGCGATCCCAGGATATCGTCCACCACGGATGCGACGGGCCGCTGGCCGGCAACCGCTGCACTGCCAACGGCATACTCAACTTCCACGGCGCCTTCGACCTTGACCCGCTTCTTGATCTTGCCCGGTGTCACGTCGGGAGAGAGCGCGCCCGGCGCAGCCTTCTCACGGATAGCAGCTTCGCAAAGGGCATTGATGATCTCCTGCGGGATTTCATCACTGCCGATAGCCTCGCCCTCGGCGTCGCTGGCATCGGTGCGCGGCCACTGCAAAGCCTGAGCGCGCCCGTTTGCCTTGCGGCCGGGAAACCTGCCCTGATAGGTCGCATCCAGCCACGTCGTGGCCCGACGTGCCGCGGCTTCGGCATCCGTGGCGTTCGTGCCACCCGTGATGGCAAAGGTCAGCCCGCGTGCCGTGGCGTATGCTGCGATGGTGGCAATGGATGCATAGGACTCGGCGGTTGCCTTGCCCGTGCCGTCCTCGACTTCAAGCGCCATCAGTGTGCCCTCACTGTCTCGTAGGCCCGCATGTCAACCGAAAACCAGCGTTTGTCCGGCAATTGGCCGATGGCGACAACCGCAAGCTCAGGATTGTCAACCTCGTCGCCGTCCTCGTCGAGGAAAGTGACAATCGGGCAAACCTCACCACCGTCAGTGAGGGCCAGTCTGTCCGTTCGGTTGACGGCGGTAATCTCGGTCATTCGCCCGCTATCGTCGTCAGCAGCACGGTCTGCGCCTTCAATTCGGTCAGGATGCCCCGCAGAAACGCCGTAACGGTCGCTGAGGCCGCGTCCGGGTCCGTCTCGGCAGTTGCGTCCAGCGGCCCGAAAAGGGCCTCCAGCGCGCTCGTGTCGACGACGGCATCACCCTCGATGGTAACGTCCCCCTCGAGCCCGACGATCGCCACACCGCGCGCATGGGTGCCATCGCCCTGGTCAACGAACTTCTCGGTGACGCCAGCGACATGCGAGTGGAAATTTACATCAGCCATGATCGGCGCTCCTAGTCCGCGAACGCCAGAGCAGCCCACACGGGCTCCGCTGCGTCGCCGGTGTTGATGTAGAGGGCCGGGGTGTCATAGTCGGTGTAGCGCGAGCCCTTTCCCGCCTCACCACACCCAACGCCTGCCCCGCCTTCGAGGTTGACCGCGGCCATAGCCGTGACGACGCCGGAGCCGTCATCCTCAGAGCCACCGTCGCTGTCGTCGATCTCAACCGTCACCCAGCCGTCAAATTCGGCCTCGACGGCGGCCAGCACATCGGCGGCGGTGGAGACGATCAGTCCGTCTCCGTCGGTTTCGAGTGACACGACAATGGCGAAACTGTCATTCTCGCTGTCGTATGTGCCGGTGACACTGAGGGGGGAGTCTTCGGCATCGGGGTCGACATACTCGATGGAGATGTTATTGCCGCCCGGCCCGAAACCGGCGGCGGTGAAGATCAGGGCATTGTCGTCGCCATCGGGATCGATGGTCACCGATGCCCGGGCCGATGCTTCCGGAGCACCATCGCCGCGATATTCGAAGATCAGGTTCTCGGAATCCACAGCCCCGCGCACCGGGATCACGTAGAGCGGCGACTGGTTGATCCAGAAGTCCATCATCTGTGCCAGCGAGGGCAGTTCGGCGGGCGCAATGGTGTAGTCGAGCGAACCCGTCAGCGCCTCGACCTGGTAGCGCTTCTCGACGGCATACGGGCCGATGAACACGTCCTCCCCGCCCCCGGTGACCGAGGTCACGCCGGGCGTATCGCCAAGCCGCTCCGCAAAGGGCCACACGCGGCCGCTGGAAAGCGCATCGGCAGTGACGGTGAGCAGATGATAGGCAGGCAGGGAAATGGTCTGCGGGGTGCCCGCTGCGACGGTGGTCATGATTAGCTACTCCGCTTTGTGCGCAGCGATCTTCGCGCGCAGGGTCTCGGCGTCCCACTTCGGCGACGGGCCCTTGCCGATCACCGCTTTGTATTCGTTCCGCAAGACGCTCAGTTCGGACGGAGGGACGGCCGTGCCGCCCTTCACCTTGTTGCCGTCATGATCGAGCGGATCGCGCCAGAGCTTGTGCTTGGCAGGGTCGAAATCGGACTCGTTGAGACGCGCCGGGCCATTCGGCGTTTCGATGAGGACGACGGGAAGCACGTCGGACATGAGCGGTCTCCTGAGCAAGATGAAGGGAGGGCGGGGCCAGAACCCCGCCCGTCTGGATTACTGGCCGATCAACAGGCCAAGGTAGCGCGGCGCGATCACCTTGACGCCCCAGGCGAGGTTGACCTCGTAGCGAACCTGACGCTTCTGCCGGTAGATGCAGAACTCAAAGGCGATGCCCGACACCGGATCGGTGATGACCATCACGTCATCCGCAGCGTCGCCACCTTCCGGCATGGCCGGCGCGCGGGTGGCGAGCTGGATGGCCGAACGGTGGAAGAACATGTTGCGGGTGGTCGCCGCCACGGTAGTGATGGTGGTGGCCTGTGCCGGGATGGCCTGGCGCAGGCCGGGCTCCGCGATGATCAGGGTACCGGCGCCGGCCGACACGTCGTTATCGCCCTGCACGACCACATACTTGTTGGCGTCACCAGCGAAGGTGATGATATCGCCTGCGAGGATGTTGCCGGTGCCGGCATTGGCCATCGTGATCGACGTGGTGCCCACGGCATAGCCGGTGGCATCCGTGGTCGCCGAACCATTGTTGGTGCCGGCCGCCACGTTGCGCTTGACCTGGCCCGAGTTGTGGATGTCCCACCCCTCGACATTGCCGACGATGCCACGGCGCAGCATCTCGTCGGTGCCGGCCTCGTTGGCCTTGAAAAGCACCGACTGCTTGCCGCGAATGTTGGCAATCGCCGCGCCACCCAGCACCATGTGCAGGTCCGAGCCCGGAGCGCCGTTGTCTTCGAGGATCTTGAGCGGCTGCGCAAAATCCGAGAAGTCGCCGGCCGTGCCGAACGGGACCGAGTTGTAGGTGCCATAGGCGCGTGAGGCGTAGATGTGCAGCGCGGCCAGATCGGCCTCGACCTCGTTGGTAAGGGTGCGCAGGCACTGGGCAATGCGATCACGGTTGATCGTCGCCATCGACTGGCTGACGCTCAGCGCTTCCTCGCCTGTGATGCCGAACGGGACCGAGCGGGCCTTGCTGATCGTCATGTCGACGTAGCCGATGGTCTGGTCCGGTGCCGACGAGGCGACGTTATCGACCTCGAGGTTTTCGGCCGCCATCGCGCCCACGACGGGCGAACGAATGGTCTGGTTGACTGCGGCACGTTCGGCCGAGGCATCGGTGGCAACGGCGGGGATGAAACCGACGCGCTCGCGAGCGACAACGTCGAAAGCTTCATAGATGGTCGGGATGAGACCCGTCAGGGTCGTAGTAGTCTTGGCCACAGGGGCCTCCTATCGATGAGTGTTGGGATGTGGTTGGAGAGCCATTCGGCTTTCGCCCCGTCCCTTCGGACCGACAGGCAGATCCCCGTGACCGGGGGATTAGTCAGCGACGGCGAAGCCGTCCTTGACCTTCGCGGCCCGTTCCATCGGACCGAGCGCTTCAAACTCAGCGCGGGTGATTTCCTTCTTGCCGCCTCCTCCAGCGCCGCCCTGGCCGGACGGCTTGCCGGACCCCGAGCCGCCAGTGCCCTTCAGGATCGAGTCCTTGTAGGGATAGGCGTCCACCAGCAATTCCAGGGCTTCGTCGAAGCTCGCCGCATTGCCGGGGCTCGACTTGGAATAGAGCTTGTTGCCCGACTGGTCGTAGGCGACGACGTTGCCGTCTTCGAGCTTGAAGTTGGTGCCGAAGCGGGCCTGCACGATGTCGGCCGGAACGGCGATCTTGTCGGCGATGAACTTGGACCGGGCGAACGCGCCGCCGATCTTCTCGCCATGCAGGGCTGCCTCGAGCGTCGATGCCCTCTCGACGATGGGCTTGTACTTTTCCTCGACCGCAGCAATGGCGGCGGCCTTGATCTCTTCGACCTTGCCGGCTTCGACCAGTTCCTTGTCGCCCCAGTTGGCGACCTTGGTCAGAGCATCCTTGGCGGCCTTGGGATCGTCGATACCGTCGAACGCCTTGAGCTTGCCCTCAGCCTCTTGGGCGCGGGTCTTATAGCCCTTGGATTCCGTGGTGATGCGATCGATGGTGGCGGCGGTGCCGGCCGCATCGAAGGCGATTTCCTTGCCGTCGTCGGTGGTGTAGACGGGCTTGCCGTCCTGAACGACCACATGGCCGTCAGCGTCTGTTTTGAGTTTCAACGTGTGCTCCTTGGGCCTTCGCCCATCGAGAGGCATTCGCCTCAATGCGCCCCGTTCGGGGCAGCCCGTCAGGTGACGGGATCAGGGGTCGGCAGCAGCGCTGCCTCGCTCTCCTCGGGATCGTCGCCGGGGATCTCCGCGATGAGCCGGGCGCGCTCCTCGTCCTTGTCGAACTGAGGCCCGAGCACGCCGCGGCGCACGAGCTCATCCCAGAAGGTCTCCTCCGAGATCATTCCGGCGGCGCGGGCCTCGCGCAGTTCGCGAACCTCTTCGGCGCCCTGCAACGAAACGCCGAAGTCAGTATGCACCGAGACGGTCACCTCCTCGGGCGACTTCATCCAGCGCATGGTGAACATCCAGGCCTGCTCGATTGCGTCCTTGAGGCCGTTAGCCCAGGTGCCGACGGCAGTGTGCGCCTTCGCGGCCTCGACGCCCGTTGCCGTAGCCGTGACGTTGCCGGTCTTCGGCAGCATGGGCTGCAGCCCGAGGCGGCGCATGTCCTCGATGATGCCCTGCGCCTTGGCCGTGATGGCCTTCAGGTTCTCCGCGGCGGGCTGGATATAGGCCCAGCTGGTGGAAATATGCTCGCCGCCGGGGGCGAACAGGATGCGCCCAGGTCCGACCTCGACCGTGCCGCCATCTTCCGGCGCCGCCATGCCGTTGGCAGTGAGCATCGGCGCCCCGGCGATCGTGTAAATTTGCTCCTCGCCCGACATGAAGCGGTAGAGCTCGATCTGCATGTTCGCAAGATCGAGCATGGGCGGGCGGACGTACTGCGCCCCGACGCGGTCTGCCGTGGCGTAGAAGACGAACGGAACCTCATCGAGGGTCATCACGCCCTCGGCCTCGAGAGCCCACTGCGGCTTGCCGTCGACGCCTTTGACCTGATGCCAGAGTTGCCACAGACCGGGCTCGATCACCCTGATCTTCTTGACGACGCTCTCCTCAAAGCCATTGATCGCCGTTGCTGTTTCCCACACGCGCAGATGCGTGACGACCTCGCGCGCTCCTCGGCGCTCCGTCCTGAGTGCAATGATCTCGTCGGCCGCGATCTCCACCCAGTAGGGGCGGGCACCAGCTGCACGCTCATCGGCGCGGGTGGCGTTCGGCGCCATCGGTGGGAAGTCGACGAGAATGCCGGCTGCGCCGAGCGACACGCCGTCCTCGAACAAGTCCTTGGCGAAAACGTGCAGGTTGTTGCCCCGACCATCGATATCCTCGGCAAGGGCCTTGGCCTCTTCGCTAGGATCGCCGGAAAGAGCCACCTCCTTGGCGAAAGGCTTCGATGAAATGGATCGCAGCGCGTCCTCGAACTCAGGCCGCCACGGCGCCGAGGCGAGCCGGCGCTTGTACTCGTCGTCGCTCTCTGCCGGATGCTTCGGCAGATAGACCTGCCCTGCCCTTCGCACAGCATCAGCGCCATCGAGAATGGCCCGCACCATGGCCCATTTCGGGGCAAGCTGCTCGTGAGCCGGGCTCGGCGTTGAAGGGTCGAGGGACTTGTCCAAAGGTCAGTTCCTTCGCTGAACGCCGGTTTGTGCGACGGGCGCCGTTGTGCCTAGCGCGAGTTCATTCAGCGCGTCGGCAAAGGCATCGACCTGATCGTCGAATTGCCCGTGCGGGAAGGTGCAGACCTCATCCAAAAAGGCCTGGTTCCACGCGCCGCGCACCAGTTTCACGTTCCCGGCTTCAGCCTGTGCCGACGCAGGCTTGGCCCGAGTGGCCTTGTCACCGGTCACGGGAATCGCCTTGACGGCATAGCCGGCCAGCAGCTTGATCTTCGTGTTGGCGTCAGCCTTGCCAGCAGCGCCAGGGTCTTGCGGCATCCTGATACGAACCGAAGTCCCGTCCTGCGATGCCGTGTTCTTCAGGTTCCTCTCGACATCGCCCGGCGACCAGCGATCGCGCACCACGTCCTCGACGTAGAACACGCCACCGACATGCGCCATGCGAAGCCCAACGGTCCAGTCCGGCTGTTTACCGGCCTTCGGCACCGACGCCGCGAAATCCCATGCCCGGCAGCGCTTGGCACCGGCAGGAACAGCATCGACGATCTCGAAATCACCGCGCTGGAACATGCCGCCAGAGCGTGGCGTCGGTCGCTGCTGCAACTGACCCGACGCGGCGTAGCTGCCAAGCGTCCGTTCCAGTTCCGCGACCTGAGTTTCCGGGAACCGCTCGTGAAACAACAGTTCCCCCTCATAGGTGCGGGGATCTTCGAACCCTATGCTGGTCACGCAGCGCCGATCCGGCTCAAACCGCATCGGCAACATCAGGTGCGTGTAAGGCAACCCCTTCTCGATGATCAGCCCGGACGTGTCGCGCTCATGCAGCCGCTGCATGATAACCACGATGGCCGAGTTCTCGTTGTTGACGCGGGTCGGAAGCGCCTCGAGGAACGTCAGCTCTGCCGCCAGCAGCGCGGCCGGACTGTTCGCGTCGTCAGCGCTCAGCGGGTCGTCGAGGATAACCCGATCGCCCCGAGCGCCAGTCATCGACGTGAAGGCCATAGCCTCGCGAAAGCCGGTGCGGTCGTTCTCGAACTTCGTCTTGGCGTTCTGGTCACTGGTGAGCGTAAGCGGCCATCGTTCCTGGAACCATTTCGACTGGATCAGCCGGCGGCACTTCATGTTGTCGCGAACGGCCAGGTCCTGCTTGTGCGCCGTCGAGATGAAGCGGTTTGACGGAAGGCCGCGCGGCCCCCACTCCCATGCCGGCCAGATCACCGCGGTCAACAGCGACTTCATCGTGCCCGGCGGCACGTTCATCAGCAGGCGATTCACATCGCCATTGGTCACCGCCTCGAGGTGCTGGCAGATCGCATCGAGCGCCCACCCCCATTTGAGAGGGGTAGCCGGCTCCAGTATCGACCACGCCCGCTTTGCAAAGGCGGCGAGTGACCGCTTGCACAATTCCCGCTCGACCGCGAGCAGGTCAGCGTTTGTCAGTTGCCTCATCATCGGCGGCCGCCATGATCTCCGCGAGAGCAGCGGTCGAGAGCTTCGATGCGTCGATTGCCGGCTTGGGGGGCGACATGCTTCCGTCGCTCGACGTATGGTCAACCTTGTCCACGAACATGCCGAGATGCTTGCCGATATCGACCAGGGCCGACTTCTTGTCGTGCATCCTGAGCTTGATACCGCCGGTTGCGTTCTGGCTGATTTCGGCAATGGCCGCCGCGGTGTCGTCGTCCAGATCTTCGCTGTCGATGAGCGTCACGTGATTGCTGACAATGGTCTTGACCACCAGCACGTCGCCGCCTTCGGGATTGTCCTCCTCGGTGATGAGGTGACCGTTCCACTTGATCGCCTTGCGGATGTCGCTGAAACCGATCTTCGCCAGTTCGGCCAGTACCCGCTCCTTTGTGATGGCGAGCTTGTCGATCGCCCGCTCGGTGGCCTTCTGCTCCACGGTTGCCGACCATTCCAAAAGCTCGGCGACGCGTTGTCTGATGCTGTCTTTCTGCTGTAGTCGAGACGCATTGCCCCGGTCCGGCTTGAAGCCGGCCTGCGCATAGGCATCGTCTGCCGTCTTCCCCTTGGCGAGCGCTTGGGCAAACGCCTCATGGCGAGCGTTGGGAAGAACCGCCATGCCTACTCGACCATCACCCACCTGTCCCCGATCCTGACCATGGCCTTGCCATCAGGAGAGACAGTCTGTGCGGTGACGATGCCAGTGATATCGTGGACGGTGATGCTCATGCCGATCATGATGGCTCCCGGTGACAATGGAGCGGCCACCGGGACTCGAACCCGGCTCAAGGGCTTGGAGGGCCCTACTCGTCCCTGACGCAACCGCGATGGTGGATAAGCAAAAGGCCCCGCGATTGCGAGGCCCTCGTCTGGACACAATAATGGCTTGCAGCGATCTCGGCGCCTTTGACCCGAGCCGTATATCGGCCGGACCAGAAAGCACGCCGGGTCTCGGCTCTATGGCTGACCACGGATCGCGCGCTTGTCCGTTGGCGAATTTGGGGTGATTTGCTTCTCGATGCAAGCCCTTTCAGGCCGCCTGTGGAATCTCACTCTGTCCGGCCTGCATAAGGCTGGCAAGGATGCGGGCACGTTCGCCGGTGGGACGAATGACGACCGGCCGGCTCGACGCAGCCCGGGCCTTGAGATTGGTGTGGGAGCGGATGACGCCCCTGCCCTGCACCTTGATAAGCGTCACTGAGCGCTCGACCTCTACCTCTACTCCGCCGACCTTCACGAAGACCTTATGCCGCTCGATGGTCATCTCGCCGTCGATCTGGTGCGCTCTGTACGCCATCCATTCCGGGCTCGCAGTATCGAAGCGGTGCGGCTGGCGGTCAAAGGACAACACGCCGTTGACCAAGTGCATCGTCATGACGCGATACCAGTTCGGTACCTCTGGAAAGCCGACAAAGATGGTCCCGGGGATGCCGGCGTGCGCGACCTCCAGTTTGCCCTTGGCGTAGCGGTTCTTCTTGCGGAAGCGCATCTCGGTGGGGATGAAGGTCATGCACCCCATCCGGTTGAAGATGTGGCCGGCGACGTATTCCTTCTGACGGATCACGTCGAGCGCGTACCAGTGCAACTCATCATCGTCGAACGAGCGCCGGTTCTGGATCACCCTCATTTGCTCGCCCCCGTGCTCATCATGAAGAACGCGAGCAGGATCGACCAAACACCGGCAGCAGTTCCGGCAAGCACAAACCCCGTGACCGAGATCACGACGATTGCCAAGACGATCATGGCATTGACGATAGCCACCGCAGTGTATGCGTTCATTTGCCGCCTCTCTGATTCCTCGGCTTACGCCGATCCAGTTCCCGAAGCGCGGCGATGAGTTCCTGCGTCACTCCCGCAGGCCCAAGGCCGTCTCGCTGATACGCGTGGATGATCTCGCGGCAGCGATACTCGAATGAAGCACGAGCACCGCCGTTCATCCCCGCTGCTGCCGCCTTCTGGCGATGGAGGGAGGAGTAGGTCATGCCGCCCTCCCGAACAGATCGCCGCCGACCCTGTCCTTGCCGACACAAGCCGGAGCACCATCGACCCATCCGCAATAGTAGCGGCCCGCCTTTGAGGCGTCGCCCGTCCGCAACGCTGCGCGCATGTTGACGTGCTCGCCAAACGGGGCCGGAGCACCGCACGCTTCACAGGTTTCGACCATGACGCGGTGGCCGGGGCTGGATTCAACGGAGCGGATAGGCATCAGGCGGCAGCCTCATGGTCTTCGGGATCGCCAACGGAAAAGCCCAGCCGGCGCCCTACCTCCCGATCAGACAACTCGGGCCGGAACGCGCGGTTGGTCCGATCCCACATTTCGGCACGGCGCTTAGCCGTTGCCTCGTCCTCATCGGCGGTGACGGATTTAAGGTTGGCGACGACGCCCGCGACCATTTCCTTCACCCGCGCCTGGCTCTCGGGCGAATGCTCGATGTCGGGCGGCGGCAGCCGCGGCTGTGCCAGACGCTCCCGTGCCTCGCGGTCGAGCCGAAGGTTCATCAACCGCCGTGTCTCGGAACCGACCTGCGGCGCATTTGGTGCATACGCCGCATTGTGGCCCGGCGCCGATCCGGTGATGAAGCTGTGGATTGCCGCCTCGATGTCGCGCGTTTCGTACGGCTCGACGGCCTCGAAATAGGCGCGCATCGCCTTGTCGGACTCAGCCGCCTGAAACTGCGGATAGGTCTGGAAGAGCCGGCCGAACGCCTCTGCCACCACCTTCGGATCGTATCGCATCTTGCCGCCCCATCTGCTGAGCCAAATCCATGAAACCGTTCGCCAAGCTGGGCTTTGGCGGCGGAGAGCCACGGACCTGACTGCGCTCCAGCCACTCCGGCTTGACGCTCGTCCAGCCGCGCACCGCCATTTCCTCAGCCGCCGCAACCGGGTCCGGACAGCGACCAAGCGCCTTGACCAGTAGCGAGCCGGCGTGACCGTTGATCGCCGCCCGCTTCTTGCGCCGGGACTGGATCAGCGTTTCGATCAGAGGCGAGGGAAGGATGGTTCCGAGGGCCTGCCGGAACTCGGCAAGGTCGCGCGCGCCAGAAGATACCGAACGTAGTGAGGTAGGTTCCTTGACAGGTTCTGCTCCATCACTGTGATGGGTAAGTTTCGACGCAGAGTTAGGTAACTCTGTGCTAGGTAACTTTGTGATGGGTATGCCTATTGCCAGTTGGAGACGGTCCGCACGGCGATATCCACCCTCGCCGTACTGCTTCACCTTCACCAGGGCGCCCCATTCCTCGAACGCCTTAAGCCAGCGGGCGACGGTCGCCACCGAGCACTCGCACTCAGCCGCCAGCTTTTCCTGGCTCGGAAAGCACTCGCCCTGGTCGTCGGCATAGTTCGCGAGCATGAGCAGGATGGCCTTGCCAGTGGCATTGCCGACCTTTTGCTGGACCGCCCATGTCATCGCTTGGAAGCTCATGCCCGTTGAGCCTCCCGCATCCGTTCCTCATGGCGACGGATGCCATGCAGCACCGTAGTGTGGTCGCGCCCGCCGAAGCGGTAGCCGATCTGCGGCAGCGACATCGTGGTTTCCTCCCGGCAACGCCAGAAGGCTTCGTAGCGGGCGAGGCAGAGGAACTGAGACCGACGCATCGACAGCAGCTCGGCCATCGACACTTGATGTTTTAGACAAACCTCGCGCGCTATGCGCTTCCATGCCGGCGTGCGTTCCGGGTCTATCGGATGGCCGTTCGCATCGACTTCGATGATCGGGGCAGAGAACAGCTTGTGCGGTGACCGCACCTCCCCCATGTGCTGCTTCATGCGCTCGGTGCGCGCGACCCGCTGGCGTTCGCGCACGAATGGCGAGACGGGCCGGGGCGGCACCGGCTTGGGCGCCGGTGGCTTCCCGCTCATCAGCCGGGCATTTACCGCAGCATAGTGGGCCGCGAATCCGTCGCGGACTGGCGCGGTCGATATGCGGGCTTCGGAGGTATCGTTGCGATCAAGCATCAGCGGCGCCCTTCTTCGGACGGCGCTTGCGCGGCACGTAGTCCGGGAAGGCCAGATCGAACCGGCGCGCGTATGCCTTGAGCGTCGCCGGCGCGCGGTTCATGATCCTTCGGTCGGCGCACTGTTCGAGGGTCAGCCCCTTCTCGTGGAGCCGGCGCAGCAGAGCTTCGGTGAGGCTCACGCCCACCCCCCCCGATAACAGGGCCGGCAGCGATATCGGCCAGGGCGCTTCCGAATAGAGACTGGTCCGTCATCACCGCCTCCTCAGAGCTGCGATCTGAGCTGCACGAGCAAGCTCAGCATCGACGTTGAGACGAGCTACAGCTTGTGGGCGTGTAACGGGGCCAAGCCTCTTGCGGCGGTCGAATGCGGGGCTGAGGCGCTTGACGTGAGCGCGTGGGATGGAGGAGGTCATGGCTCAGCCCTCCCGCCGCGGGATTGCTCGGCGCGCCGCCTTCCGCGCCTCAACCTCCTGAGCCAATGCGCTAAGGCGATCAGCCAAATCCTGACCAGTATCATCCCCCGACAACCTCTCAATTTCGAGGGCGTGCTGGAGCCGTGCGATCTGCCTCTCGCACACGTCCAGATATGCACCTCTCAGCCGCGCAAAGAGGCTCACGTCGCAGGCCTTTGCCCGTCGGCAGCGTAGGTGCTGCACCTGATTTGGAGACAGCCCGTATCGCTGTTCCAGCCGATGCAGGGCGGCATCCGTGTCGGAGCCTCGCCCTTCCATCTCAACGAGCGCAGAGGCGTAGTCGTACGCAGCCTCTACAGACATGGCGTGAACCTCATCCATTGAATTTGTGAACATGCTTCATCGTCCTTCGCGTCATGATCGGTTGGTCGACCGAACCGTGACGAAGGACGTTTGAGCGAATGGCGATGCGGCACATCTCCGAAGTCCTGGCAGACCTGATGTGCAGTATCGGATACGACCGCAGCCGCTTGACCGGGTGTCAGCCCAGCGGCGATGCGCGCACGAAAATCGGCAATTGCATCGAGATCGACAATGCCGGCCGGGAAAGGGATGGCGACGGGACAGGCGCGAGGGAGGAAATCCGCCCTGCCCCGTCGCCGGTGCTCAGCGGGGGAGACGAAGCCCACGCGAGCAAGGGGAGGATAGAGAGGCCGAGGCGCGTCAGAGCCCCGGCAGGTGGCGCGGCGAGGGAGGTCGGCCCGCGCGGGAGTGATGGAAGGGCACAGCGTCACGAGACGAGGCCCTGATGCTCGATGGGAGTGCCTGCCCAGTTCATGCGGCGGCCTCCGTCTTTTCGGGGGCGCGGCGAGCGGCGAGCCAGTCAAGAGTGACGCCCGCTACACCGCACCGAGCAGCCGCGGCGACAACCGCCGGCCAATGCTCTGGAGCGATACTCTCTCGGTCGCGCATCTTGCGCGCGGCCTCATAGCCGCAGCCGACCGCCGCGGCGTATTCGCCGATGGTCGGCCATCTGGAGATCAGATCTGAAATTGAGGTCGGTGCATCGCTCATGGTGCGCAACGTACAAAACGTACGACACTAGCACAAGCGAAATCGTACACTTTGAACGATACGTCTCGGTCATCTTGTACGAATGATGACCGACCTGCCCAAAGACCGACTCAAGAAAGCCGTGCTAGCCGCCACGGGGCTCACGTCTCCAACGGAAGTCTGGAACCTGCACCGGAAGGCGCTTGGGGTCGGGAAAGACCTGTTCATCAGCAATATGAACGGCAACCGAGATATTTCCAAACCGGCCGCTAGAAAATACGCGAAGGCATTCAACGTTACGCCTGGGTGGCTTCTCTACGGTGTTGACAGCGAGGATGCAGAGGCACCCGCTCCGCGATCACAGTTTGCAGAAGTAAGTGCTCTAGCGGCGACCTTAAGCGAGGCTGATGCGCGGGCCCTGTATGAGCAGCTGTCTGCGCGTATCTCGTCCGCAGCTCCTGCAAAATCACCTCGCGGTCAGGCCCGGAAGCCCGTAGCCAAAGCGAGATGATGTCAACGTACGCACTCACCCTCGCCCCCTCAAATGTTCTCATTATGTTCCCATTTACCCATAGGCATCCTGTCCTCGTCAACAGGAATATATTCCTGTTGCACGGCGGTGAGCTAACCTCTTGCGAGAGCGTCTTTTTGAGCTGATCGTGATCGTTGCCTAGACGCGAGACCAAGCCATGAAACGGGAGATGGAGTAGCGGCAGTGCCGTTCGGAGATTACCTCGTCTACGTCGACGAAAGCGGCGATCACAACCTGACGAGCATCAACCCGAAGAACCCAGTGTTCGTGCTGGCGTTTTGCATTTTCGCCAAGGAAGACTACCGCCTTCACATCGTTCCCGAGGTCCAGCGTTTGAAGTTCGACTTCTGGGGCCACGACGGCGTGGTGCTCCACAACCACGAAATCCGCAAGGCGCATGGCGACTTCAACATCCTGCTAAATGCAGCGGTGCGAGCCGATTTCATGAGACGAGTGAATGACCTGATGGCCGCAATGCCGATGACGATCATTGCCGCCGTGATCGACAAGCCTCGGCACGTCCGCAAGTACTTTGATCCAAGCAACCCCTACGAAATCGCGCTGGAGTTCTGCATGGAACGTCTCGACCGCTGGCTCGCAGACCATGGGCAGCACGGCGTCAGCACTCATGTTGTTGTGGAGCGCAGAGGGAAGCCGGAAGACGACGCACTTGAGCTGCAGTTCCGCCGAATCGCCGACGGCGCGAACTACGCCGGGACGAAGATGCCCGACCTCGATATCCGCTTCATGGACAAGAAGAACAATTCGACGGGCCTGCAGGTGGCGGACCTTGTTGCATACCCCATCGGGCGGCACTGCGTTGATCCGAAGCAGCCTAATCGAGCCTATGATCTCATCGAGCCGAGAATCCGGCGCAGCCCGAGCGGCCAGACACGCGGCTATGGCCTGAAGGTGTTCCCCTGAAAAGCGAAGGGCCCCGAGTTTCCCCAGGGCCGCAGCGCCGATCGAGCATTCCCGATCCATTTGTGTCGCTAAAATAGTTTTTCCCAACCGATTTTTCTACCGTCCGAAGTGAATTAGTTTTCCCCTGTCAAGGGGGTTCCCGCATATACAAGGTTCTCCACAGGTGGCGCCATTCGGGGGGTTGCGCTGCTTGAAAGGGCCCGCCAGCCGGGCCACGCGTCGGCGTTTTCATCGCCCCTGCCGCGCCAGATAGTCGTCGATCATCCGCTGCGTCACATCGCCAGCGTAGCAGAGCGGCGAAGCTCCTCCCGGCTTGGAATAGGCGCTGCGAGCCCCGCATCGGCGCCCTGCCCTATCCCGATCATCAGGACACGCGCAGCTCCCGGAATAGCTCCGGCGGCTGAGGGTCAGGATCGCCCGGATCACCGCATTCCGATCATAGGACGGCTGCTGCTGGACAAACCGCTGCGCAGGCTGGGCTTCCGTCGCTCGAGGCGGGGTCGGCGCCTGGTCGGAGAGATAGTCCGCGCTCATCCATCCCGTGGAACCGTTGTTGAGATGGACCTCGTACCAGCCTGAGACTTGGCGGATAGCGATCACCGGCGTGCCACGGGGCGCCGACAGGAGAACGGCAGCGCCTGTCTCTGGCTGCGCTCGGACATTCAGGCTGGAGGCGGTGACGTAAAGCACGCGGGTCTCGACGGCCTGTCGATTAGATGCGCCGGGCGACGAGGCGGTGGTTGAGCTGCGTGGTGCATCGGCCGTCTCCCGGTGATTGAGGCTGCCTACGATACCGGCCCCGATCACCAGCACGACAATCCATCCCAAGCATCCTGCCGGGCGGCGCGCCATTGTAGTCCCCCTCGGGACACTATTCGACGCACAGCACCAAGAGTCGAGCGGATGAGGGCGCGGCTTTCTGCTCCGAGCGATTTGCGCTAGCGTTTCCTCACCGCGGCGCCCTATCCGGACCTGGGTATGCCTACCTGGCCACTCCGGCAGGGAACACGTCGCGGCCCACGCGGGCCCAGACGGCAGTGCCTCATACGCACCAAGCCGCCTGACCAGCCCGAGGCACGTGGGACCCGCCAAAGGCTGTCTCGAGCAGCCGATGGCGGGCCGGTAATGGCGGTGAACGGCGGCTTATCCGCTCTCCGCTGCGCTCACCGACGAAACCTTACGGTCTCGTCGCGCGACGAGCCGAGGGAGTTTTTGATGCGCAAGCACAAGAAACCTCGACTCTTGGTTGTCAGGGTCAACGTGGATTTGGCCCTATGCCTTTTTGGGCTCGCGGCCATTCTCCGCGTCTTGTTCTGACAGCCGGAGCGTCGCCCACCAGGGCGGCGCTCCTCATCTGATGCACGGGCCCTCGGTCGCAAGACCGGGGGCTTTGTCGTCTCCAGCATCCCTGCGGTGACACCTCTCTGTAGCACGGCGATTCGGGAGGGGCAAAAGATTTCGTACATTTTGTACTTGACGTTATGTCGTACGTTTTGTACGGTCGCCTCATCGCAACCGGCTGAGCCGGAGATGGAGGAAGACAGATGGACCTAAACACCCGCACCGACATTCGCCGCGCAGTGAAGCTGGCGATGGACTACTGGCCCAACGCACACCTCGGCGACTATTCGCCTCGCGAAGACATGCGTAGCGCATTCGTGATGATCCGCTCGCATGCCGAGCGCGGCGACGGTCTGCATGCCGGCATCGCCGCGGTTGAGCGCAGCGCATACGCGCACGCTGACATGTGACCCCTGAGCCTCCCGCCCTGCCCGCGTTCGTCGTGGGCAGCACAGGAAGCTCAGGAGGGACCAATGTCCACCCAATACCTCATCCTCGAAAACCGACAGATCATGGACGGCGAAATCTACGACCACGATGGCGTCGTGAAGGCGTCGGTCTACGCCGATCCGGGCGCTGTCATTTTCGCCTTCGATCTGGACGAAGTGATCCGCGACGGCGCCGGCAGCATCCGCGTCGTCACCGAGGACATCGTGCTGGACGCGCATCATGCCGGCTTGCACGACGATCCGCCGTTCGACCGCTGCCATCTGGCGGGCGATCACATCGAGTTCCCGCTGACCCACGCCGAAGCCCTCGCCAATCGCGCTGACGACCAGCGGAGTGCTGCGTGATGGGCGAGAGCAAGCACAGCTACGAGGCGACAGCCGATGGCTGCGTCTACTCCACGACCGGGTGGCGCGGACAGGCGCGACGCAAGCTACAGCAGACGCTGAATGCCTCAGGCTATCCGTCCGTGCGGATTGTGGTCGATGGGAGGCGCAAGCACCTTCCTGTTCATCGGCTCGTCGCTGAGCGCTTCTTGGGCGCACGACCGTCCGACCAGCATGAAGTTTGCCATATCGACGGCAACCGCCTGAACAACACCGCATCCAACCTCCGTTGGGGGACGAGGAAGGACAATGCCGACGACCGCGAGCGCCACGGGCGCACCTCGCGCGGGCCCGCTCACTCGGCAGCCATCCTTTTCATCATCGCGGACTGGCTCCGCTACGGAGGACTTTGACGTGACCATCAGGAACGAAGACGGCTGGCTTATCGACGATGCCGGCAATCGCAACAGCATCGCCTACTGGGGCTCCGAGGAGCGCGCCAGAGAGGGCCTCGAAAGCCTTGAAGATTGTCGCGATTGCGTCAACTGCTCGGGCTGCTCGGACTGCTCGGGCTGCTCGGACTGCTCGCGCTGCTCGGACTGCTCGGACTGCTCGCGCTGCTCGCGCTGCTCGCGCTGCTCGCGCTGCTCGGACTGCTCGGTCTGCTCGTACTGCTCGGACTGCTCGCGCTGCTCGGACTGCTCGGTCTGCTCGGGCTGCTCGGACTGCTCGGGCTGCTCGGACTGCTCGGACTGCTCGTACTGCTCGCGCTGCTCGCGCTGCTCGGACTGCTCGGGCTGCTC